TGCCAACAACCTCGACCGGATCGAGACCATCCGAAGCGATGGCAAGATCGACGGGGCAGACCCGTCCATCGCCGCCCTGACCGGCCGGATCGAGGTCCGCTTTGCCGACAGCACGCTGGTGACGCAGGCGATCAACGGCGATCCCTGCGAGATCAGCTTCGCCTATGTCCTGCCCTCGGGCGAAAGCTTCACCTTCACTGTCCACGCCGTCTACCTGCCGCGCCCCCGGATCGAGATTTCCGGGCCGCAGGGCGTGCAGGCCACCTTTGACTGGCAAGCGGCGAAAGCCGCCAGCCCCGCCCGCATGTGCACCGCAACCCTTATCAACGATATCGAGGAATACTGATGATCCGTCTGAACCTGACCGCCACGCCGCAATGGGTGGACCTCGCCCCCGGCCTGCGCCTGCTGGTCGGCCCCCTGACCACTGCCCTGATGGTGTCAGCCCGCGCCGATCCGGCAATCGAAGGGCTGCCCGATGGTGCTTCCCAAGAGGAACTGGCTCTGGCCATGGCCAAGTCCGTGGCCCGGCGCGCGGTGCTGGATTGGGAAGGCGTGGGCGATGACGCGGGCAACATCGTCCCCGTCACGCCTGAAGGCATCGATGCCCTGCTGGAAATCTGGCCGGTCTTCGAGGCGTTCCAGACCCAATACGTTGCGCGCGGCCTGATCCTGGACGCGGAAAAAAACGTCTCCGCGCCCTCGCCGACTGGTCCTTCGGCGGCGGCGACCGGTACTGCGCGGCCTGCCCGGGGCCGTGCCCGGACTGCCCCGCAAGACTGAACCAGCCGCAAACGCCGGAGGGTTGGCAGGTCTGGGATCTGGTCGGCCGTCTTGGTGGCCAGTTGCGAGTGATCCCCGGTGCAGTGCTGGGCTGGGACATGGGCGCGGCGCTCGCCATGGCACGTGCCCTCGGGATCGACACCCTGATCGCCGCCGAACTGCTACCCGAGATCGAAGCGGTGATGGTGCGCAAACTGAACGAACAAATGGAAGGAAGCCGCGATGGCTGAAAAACGCGTATCCGTCCGCCTCGTGGCGGAAGGCGGCCGCCAGGTCCGCGCCGAACTGGAAGGTGTGGGTGAGGCAGGCGCGCGCGGGTTCGGGCGGCTGTCGCGCGAGATGGACATGGCGAATGCGCGCGTTGCCGCATTTGCCCGCCGCGCCACGCTTGCCGCAGCTGCTGCCACTGCGGCGCTGGCGGCGGCGGGGGTCGCGATGATCCGCTCCGGCCTGCAGACCGTCGATGCGCAGGCCAAGATGGCGCAATCTCTTGGCACAACGGTTGCCAGCCTTCAGGTGCTGGAGCGGGCGGGCGATCTGGCAGGCGTGTCGATGGGTCAGGTCGAGCAAGCCACCGTGCAGCTGACGCGGCGGCTCAGCCAGGCCGCCTCCGGTACCGGCCCGGCGATTGACGCTTTGCGCCGTTTGCGGCTTTCGGCCGAGGATTTACAGCGCCTGCCGCTGGATGCGCGCATCGCGGCCATTCAGGAGGCGCTGGGGCAATTTGTCCCCGAGGCCGAACGCGCGGCAGTGGCCTCGCAGCTCTTTGGCGACCGCGCGGCACTGGTGTTCACCCGGATCGACACGGCGACACTGCGCCAGGCGACCGAGGATGTGCTTGCCTTCGGGGTTGTCGTTTCCGAAGCTGACGCCGATCAGATTGAGCGTACCAATGACGCGATCTCGCGTCTCGGCCTGATCTGGCGGGGTCTGTCGAACCAGCTGGCGGTCGCCGCCGCACCAGCGTTAGAAGCGGTCGCGAATGCCATGGCGGCGATTGCCAGCCGCACCGGGCCGCTGGGCATCGCGATCAAGGCGCTGTTCGACAACCTCGGACGCATGACCACCTATGCCGCGACGTTCGCGGGCATCATGGCCGGGCGCTGGGTGGCGGGTATGGCGGCGGCGGCATTATCGGTGCGCGGGCTGGCCACAGCACTGGTCTTCCTGCGCGGCGCGCTGATCCGCACCGGGATCGGGGCGCTGATCGTCGGCGCTGGCGAGCTGGTCTATCAATTCTCGCAACTTGTCACCCGAGTTGGCGGCGTTGGAGATGCGTTCCAGCTGCTTGGCGATCTGGCCAAGGAAATCTGGTCGCGGATGGGGCTGGCACTGGATGGTGCACTGTCACAGATGGCAGCCGGTTGGGAGGGGCTGAAGGCCGCAAGTCTTTCAGCACTTGAGGGCACCATCGCTGGGGTTGTCAGCTTCGGCGACCGGACGGCGGCGATTTTCCAGGGGGCCTATGATGCAGCCGTGGCGATTTGGGGCAGTCTGCCCAGCGCCATCGGTGACTTTGCCTTTCAGGCCGCGAACGGTCTGATCTCCGGCGTCGAGGCGATGCTGAACTGTGTCGTCACCCGCATCAACACCTTCATCAACGGGTTGAACGCCGCACTCGCGCTGCTGCCGGAATGGGCAACGGGTGAAGGTGGGGTCCGGATCGGCACGCTGGATCCCTTGGACCTGGCGCGGATCGGTAACCCGTTTGAGGGTGCGGCAACCGCAGCGGGTGCCGCCGCAGCCGATGCCTTCTCCGCCGCGCTGTCGCGCACTTATCTGGAACCGCCTGACCTCGGTCTTGGCACAATGGCCGAAGACGCCCGCGCCCGCGCCAACGGCTATCGCGAGGCGGCGGGAATGCTGGCAGATGCCGCTGGTCGCCCACTGGCCAGCCGGCAAGCGCTGCGCGACGCGGTAACCGGCAGCGGGGTGGAGGCTGAAGCCGCACTGGCCAATGCTGCGGCCTCTGCGGACGCACTCGGGCTGGAATTGGACGAAACGGCCGCCGCTGCCGGTGGTGCGGGAGCCGCGGCGCGCGCTGCCGGGGCGGCAGCGGCCGAGGGCGCGGAGCAAGCCGCAACAGGCTGGGGCGCGGTCACCGCAGCGCTCGCCGACTATGCCGCCAGGGCCCGCGATATCGGTGGCGATATCGGCCAGACACTGGTCGGCGCATTCCAGAGCGCCGAGAACGCCGTGGCCGCCTTTGTCAAAACCGGCAAGCTCGACTTCCGCGACCTCGTCACCTCGATGATCGCCGATCTGGCCAAGCTGGCGGCGCGCCGCTTCATCCTCGGGCCTATCGCTGATGCCCTCTGGGGCGCACTTGGCGGTGCGGGTGGATTGTTCGCGGACATCCTGCACGCGGGCGGCACAGTCGGATCGCCGGGCCCGGGCCGCATGGTCCCGGCGCTGGCCTTCGCCGGTGCCCCGCGTATGCATTCCGGTGGCTGGGCCGGGATCAAGCCCGACGAGGTTCCTGCGATCCTGCAACGAGGAGAACGGGTTCTGTCGCGCCGGGAGGCGGCTGGTTATGGCCAGGGGCAGAGCGCCGCGCCGAATATCTCCGTCACGATCAACGCACGCGATGCCGAAAGCTTCCGCCAATCCCGCACGCAGGTGGCAGCCGACATCGCCCGCGCCGTCTCGCTTGGCCGGAGGGGCATGTGATGGCGTTTCATGAGGTCAGGTTCCCCGACAACATCAGCCGTGGCGCGCGGGGCGGGCCGGAACGGCGGACACAGATCGTCGAACTGGCCTCTGGAGACGAGGAGCGCAACGCCAGCTGGGCCAACAGCCGCCGCCGCTATGATGTCGCCTATGGCATCCGCCGCGCTGACGATCTGGCATCCGTCGTGGCCTTCTTCGAGGCCCGCAACGGCCGCCTGCATGGCTTCCGGTACAAAGACTGGGCTGACTACAAATCCTGCCTGCCGTCGCAGGCCGTGGCCCCGACCGACCAGCCCATCGGCACCGGCAATGGTGCCGTTACCGCCTTCGGCCTTCTGAAGCGCTACACTTCCGGCGCGCAAAGCTGGACCCGCGCCATCGCCAAGCCGGTCGCGGGCTCTGTCCGCCTTGCCCTGAACGGCGTCGAACAGATGACCGGCTGGAGCGTCGACACCGCCACCGGCAGCGTCACCTTCGCTGCCGCCCCGGGTGCAAGCATCGCGATCACTGCGGGCTTCGAATTCGACGTGCCCGTCCGCTTCGACACCGACACGCTGGACGTGACCCTCGATATCGAGCGGCTCGGGTCAATCACGTCCATCCCTCTTCTGGAGATCCGCAGATGAAATCCCTCTCCCCTGCGCTGCAGGCGCATCTCGATGATGGCACCACCACCCTGTCCTGGTGCTGGCGGATTTCGCGAGCAGACGGCGTGGCGCTGGGCTTCACCGATCATGATCGCGCCCTCAGCTTTGACGGCACCGAATTTGAGCCCGAAAGCGGGTTTGCCGCCTCGGAAATCCGCTCGGGCTCCGATCTGGCCGTTGATGCGCAGGACGCGACGGGCGTGCTGACCTCGGACCGGATCACCGAGACCGACATCTTGGACGGACGCTGGGACAACGCTGCTGTGGAGCTTTGGCGGGTGAACTGGGCCGACACTGGCCAGCGGGTGCTGCTGCGGCGCGGAGCGGTCGGGCAAATCCGGCGCGGGCGGATGGCGTTCGTAGCCGAGGTCCGGTCGCTGGCGCATGTGCTGGGCCAGACCGTTGGGCGGACGTTTCAGGCGGGCTGTGATGCGGCGTTGGGCGATGCGCGCTGCGGGATCAATCTGGAAAACGCTGTCTACAAGGGCACGGGCGTTGTCACCGACCTGTTGCGCGACCGCGCGTTCATGGCCTCGGGCTTGGCCGGGTTTGCAGCCGCCTGGTTCACGTCTGGCACAATCACCTGGACCAGCGGTGCCAATGCCGGGCGGATCACGGAAGTGCTGGCCCATGATCTGGCAGACAGCATCGCGGCGTTGACACTGCTGGAATCGCCGGTGCGTCCAATCAGTGAAGGTGACAACTTCATCGCGCGGGCTGGCTGCGACAAGCGCATTGCCACCTGCGGGGCCAAGTTCGCCAATACTGCCAATTTTCGAGGGTTTCCAAACATTCCCGGCCAAGATGCAGTGCTGCGCTATGCCAGCCAAGACGGCGGGCACGAAGACGGCGTGCTTTGATTGGCGCCGCCGATCCCGCCCTCGTCGTCACGACCGCGCGATTATGGCTCGGGACGCCTTATCACGATCAGGCCAGTCTACGCGGTGTCGGTTGCGATTGCCTCGGTCTCGCACGCGGCGTCTGGCGTGATGTGGTGGGAAACGAGCCTTTCCCGATCCCACCTTACAGCCGGGATTGGGGCGAAACCGGGCCGCACGAGGTGCTGGCGAATGGTGCCGCCTCAATGCTGATCCCGATCGGAACGAATGACGCCAGCCCGGGCGCGCTGATCCTCTTCCGCATGACCCCCCGCGCCATTGCCAAGCATGTCGGGATCCTGACGGGGCCTGACAGCTTTATCCATTCCTACGAGCGGCTGGGCGTCGTCGAGGAAACCCTGACCCCTATCTGGCGGCGGCGCATTGCCTTCGCCTTCCTGTTCCCGCCCTCGGGCAGCATCTGAAAGACCTCACATGGCAACGCTTGTACTCGGCGCGGTTGGCTCCGCGATCGGTGGGTCCATCGGTGGCGGGCTGCTAGGCGTCAGCGCCGTCACCATTGGCGGCTTCATCGGATCGAGTGTGGGATCGCTGGTCGACAGTTGGATCGTGTCGTCCCTCGCGCCCGCCCAACGCATCGAGGGCGCGCGCCTCGACGGCCTGCGGATTACCTCTTCGACCGAAGGGGCCGTGATCCCCCGCCTCTTTGGCCGGATGCGCATTGGCGGCAATATCATCTGGGCCACGGATTTTCGGGAGGAGACGAAGACCACGACCCAAGGCGGCGGCAAGGGCGGCGGGGGCGGCAAGGTCAAGACCACCGAGTATTTGTACTATGCCTCCTTCGCGGTCGCTCTTTGCGAGGGCGAGATCACCGGCATCGGCCGCGTCTGGGCCGACGGCAAGGCCATGGACATGACCGGCGTCACCTGGCGCTGGTATCCGGGCGACGAGGCGCAGGGTCCGGACCCGTTTATTTCGGCGAAGATGGGAGCCGCCAACACCCCCGCCTACCGCGGCACTGCCTATGTGGTGTTCGAGGAGCTGGACCTCAGTTCCTTCGGCAATCGCCTGCCGCAGATCAGCTTCGAGGTGTTCCGGCCGCTGGCTGATCCTGACACCGCCGAAGGGTTGGTCAAAGCCGTCACGCTGATCCCGGCCTCCGGCGAATTCAGCTACGCGACCGCGCCAGTGAAGAAATCGACCGGCCCCGGCGGCGCAACCGTCGCCGAGAACCTGAACGCCATCTCGGACACGGCTGACATCGTCGTGGCGCTCGACCGGCTGCAGGCGATGGCCCCGGCGGTGGAGAGTGTGTCTTTGGTCGTCGCGTGGTTTGGCGATGATCTGCGGGCGGGATCCTGCAAGGTCCGTCCCGGCGTCGAGGTTGCGGCCAAGACCACGAAGCCCTCGGTCTGGTCGGTGAACGGCGTCAGCCGTGCCAATGCGGTTCTGGTCAGCCGCGACGCCGAGGACCGACCTGTTTATGGCGGCACGCCTGCAGACTTCGCGGTGGTACAGGCAATCAGGGAAATGAAAGCGCGCGGGCTTCGTGTGACCTTCTATCCGTTTATCCTGATGGATGTGCCGCCCGGCAACGCCAAACCCAATCCTTACAGCGCAAACGCTGCCGGGGTCGGTCAGCCCACATTCCCTTGGCGCGGGCGGATCACCTGTTCCCCCGCTGCTGGCTTTGCTGGATCGGTGGACAAAACCGCCTCGGCGGCCCCGCAGGTCTCGGCTCTGTTTGGCACGGCGACACCTGCCAACTTCAGCGTTTCTGGCGAGGCGGTCAGCTGGACCGGCCCGGTCGGTGAGTGGGGCCTGCGCCGCATGGTGCTGCATTACGCCCAGCTGTGCAAAGCAGCTGGCGGAGTCGATGCTTTCCTGATCGGCACCGAGATGCCCGGCCTGACCACGATTCGCAGCGGGGCCACGACCTATCCGGCAGTGCAGGCCTATCGCGATCTGGCTGCGGCCGTGCGTGTGATCCTTGGGCCGGGCACCAAGATCAGCTACGCAGCCGACTGGTCGGAGTATTTCGGCCACCAGCCGGGCGACGGGAGTGGCGACGTCTTCTTCCACCTCGATCCGCTCTGGGCGGACGCCAACATCGATTTCATCGGTATCGATAACTACATGCCGCTCTCGGATTGGCGCGACGGATTTGATCATGCTGATGCAGCACTGGCCCCGGCGATCTATGACCGCGCCTACCTGCAATCGAACATCAATGGCGGCGAAGGGTTTGACTGGTTCTATGCCAGCGCCTTGGATCGAACAGCACAAAACCGCACGCCAATCAGCGATGGCGCAGCAGCCAAACCATGGGTGTTCCGCTTCAAGGATCTGCGCGCTTGGTGGCAAAACGCTCATTTCAACCGTCCGGGTGGCGTGGAGAGCGGGACGCCAACGGCATGGGTGCCGCAGTCCAAATCGATCTGGTTCACCGAATTGGGCTGCCCCGCCATCGATCGCGGCACCAACCAGCCGAACGTCTTTTTCGACCCGAAGTCATCGGAGAGCTTCACGCCGTATTTCTCACGCGGCTGGCGGGATGATGCGATCCAGCGCGCCTATCTGGAAGCGACGTATCTGTTCTGGTCAGCACCAGCCAACAACCCGCTGTCGGGAATGACGGGCGCGCGCATGGTCAACGTGCCGGAATGCTCCGCATGGACCTGGGACGCGCGACCTTATCCATTCTTTCCCGAACTCACCGATGTCTGGACCGATGGTCCGAACTGGCAGCTGGGGCACTGGCTGACCGGGCGGCTTGGCGCGGTGTCGCTGGCGGCATTGGTGCGGCACCTCTGCCTGCGGGCAGGCATGCCGAAGGGCCAGATCGACGTCACCGGACTCTGG